TTTTTCCAAAACCCTATCATGGCTTCTCCAACGAGAATAGCAAATCCCGTCATCATTGACATATTATATCTCCCATGAATGCCAAAAAGTATCTAATATCCATCCGAGGATATTAATATCAAAAACACCCATTATATTTCCTATAAAGAATGCAGATAGAGTAGCACAACTACCCCAAAACCATGCTCTTATCTTGAAAAAAAGCATGTCTGCCGAATGCGCTCTTGATTGATTATAAATATAATCGTTATCAGTAAGGCCCATAAGGTCATTTAACATTTAACCACCTCATTGAAGAGTAGCGGCTAAAAATTCACTCCCAACGGTATTGTCATCTGTTTCTGTTGGTATGTTAGCATAGGGATTAATGAAAGTAGTATTGTATTGTTTTGCACTTTCTCGCATTTTATTGCGTTGTTGTTCATCTCTTGCTTTTCTTTCCCAATAGGCGGCAATCTTTCTATCAAGTAGCCACATCTCGATACGGTCATTAAGTGCCAAATCAAATAGTGCCTTCATAACCATAATTGAGCCTATTGTTCCTAACCCAAACAAAGTAGCGTGGGCTAAAGTAGTATAAGGGAAACCTGTTCCATAATTAGCATAAACCCAAACATTTGCACCGCTTAAAGCACCCACAAATAAAATTGTCATAACTAATCTGGTATCTTGATTCAATACTGCCATTTAATTCACCTCAAGCAAATTCAACGGAAACTGCCGCACCTTCATCTGTTCCTGATGAAATGCTTAGATATAAACCATTTAGTGCTAATACTCCATGCATATCAAATTCAAGGTTTTCGGTTTGGCCTAGTTTAATTCTAGCCAATTCCTTACCCGATGCAGCCGAAGCATTATCAAATACCTTAATAGTAGTTGGATTTACTCCGGTTAGTGTAGCATGAATGCTAACTAATTTACATCTGCCCGCATTAATTATTGTGCTTGCGGTATTAACACCACTACTCCTACAAGTCGCCATAATAAATCTCTCCGTCTAATCAACCTATGTTACCTATCCTTCTTAACCCTGTTGGTTGATTATTCAACCAAAGAGGATTTTTTAGGCTTAGGTGTGGATTTCTTAGGTTTTGGTTTAACCACAGGGGGTAGCAATAGATTTGCTAACTCAATGTGTGTTAGAATTTCTTTATCTAATTCAGCACTAATAAGAGGTAATAGTTTAGTATCAATTTTCATCAATTCTTCTCTATCACTTTCTTCAAAAGTGAACTCTAAATTAGTGTCGCCTAATCGAACCAAAGCGGCTTCTAAACCAATAGGGGCCGAAGCCTCCCTGCTGAGTTTATTTCCCAGCAGGGAGACTCGATATACAGTAGCGTTTTCAGATAGTTTAACTGAAACCAATTAAACCACCTTCAAAGGTTGCCCCAAACTCTAAGTCTTACGGTAGTATCTGTAATATCACCGTTAGCCGCAGCGTTTGTTCCATCCATAGCGGTAAATAGTAGTGCAATACTGCTATTACTCTCATATGCGCCTGTTGCTGATACTTCAATATCCACATCATAAGTCGCTGGAAGCGAATTACCTGTAATAGTAGCACAAGTAATGCTATCTAGCCCTAATGATGTAGCAGTTATTACTTCTCCACCACTTGTTGCAGTAGTTACTACAATATAAGCGTCAACCACATATTCATCTCCAACCACTTTAGGTTTAGTAAAACCTTTATGGTCTGCTAATAGGGTTACAGTGTGTGCCAATTAAAACACCTCACTGTTGCCCTATTGCCAACCAATAAAGAACATCTCCGCTTGTGCAGATAACATTAATGTTACCATCACTATTAGGTAGTGTTTCTTTAATTACTGCCGCATTTGCTTCAACTGCTGAACCGGAATGAGTGAATAAAAACGCATCCACGCTTGATAGTCCGGTAGCAATATCATCATCTGCGGAATCAGTAGTAGTCTTGCCAAAAGTCATTGTTCGGTTTCCTTCAATCTTCATTTCAAAAAGGGTTTCTGTTGTCCATGCCATAATAATCTCTCCTTATTTATCTCCATAAACCTCAAAGAAGGTTTGTAATCTTCCCCTGTCCCTTAAAGTAGGAACAACCAACTTCAGCAATTGTTCGGTATAGAGCCTTGTTTCCTAGAGTTCCTACACCAAATGGGTTTCCGTTAGAAATACCATCCTCAAAGTATTGAGTAGGCTTCATTACAGACAACCAAAGGTGGTCAGTGTCTAAGAATAGCATATCGCTTATACAAGATGAATTAACACCTGTTGATGGCATAGCCGCAACAGGAATCAAAGGAATGTCGTAATAAGTTGAAACTCTAAATCCAACTTCTTGACCCTTTACACCTCTAACTCCATTAACAGTAGGAACAATTTCCTTTCTATCCATGAATCTTTCTTGTGCTTGCAATAGGTCAGACAAGGTTTGAAGTGTATCATATCCTGTTAGAATGACCTTTGGTGAACCACCAGCAACTCTCAAATCTCTAATCATGTTATTTAGAACAGTTAGAGTCAATTGACGAGCAGATGCAGAAGCGTATGATGCCCCGAAATCAACTTGTGAATCAAGGAAAGAATCATTATCACGGTTAGAACCGTAAATGTGACTTACTGCGGTTGTAGTAGCGGAACCCAAAAGATTTGCAGTTGCCATAGCATCTAACTCATCTTCAGAACAAACAACCTTGTATAGAGAAGTATAGTTTCTATCAATGTTTGCTACTGTTGTTGTTGCTACTGCTGAACCAGCATCATAGTTTTCTAGCGGCATTACCAGCATAGCATTTTGAACTTCAGCATGGTGCTTACCCATATCTTCACGCAATTGCGCTCTAATATCTCCAATACCATCATCAATTGCCGCCATTTCCATAGCCAATTCGCTGAAATCAAATTGATGAGCAACGATTTTTGGGCTTGTAAATAGTGTAGTGTATGTTGGTGCAATTGGGCCAAGTCCGTCATTTGCAGTATTTAGACCTGCATTTTCGGGAACACCACCAATTAGGTCTGCTCTAAGAGTTGAAGAACCCAAAGAATCTAGAGAAGTAGTTCCGGTAACTCCAATAGATAGAGAATTACCGCTACCACCGGCAGGTCTATCCGAAAGGACTCTCCAACCGCTTGAAGTGTATGGTCGCTTTGAAATTACTGATAGAGCATTACATTCTCTATTTAGCATAGACCAAACCTTTTGGCCGTATAATACTTGGTAAAGATTACCATTAATACCGCTTGTTGGGCTTGTCTGTGTAGCCGCATCATGTCCAGCATGAATACCGCTTAATCCGCCAGCAGCCTTCAATAGTTGATTATTGAATGCGCCACCTGCAATTCCGTATGTTTGTGCTTCTAAATCCGCAATAGTGTTAATATATCCAGCCATCTTAAATTCCTCCTGCCATCTTGTGAATGTCTGACCAATCCATTTCAGCCAATTCATCCATTGTTGGGAGTTGTATTTGTGACTCTTCTTGAGCCTTTAGAATTGTTTCCTTTTCAGCAGTTAAAGACTTTCTTAGTGCTGTAAATTCATCCTTTAGTGAAGCAATTTCAGACTTTGCATCATAGTTTGCCTTAGCAATTGCATCATGTCTTGTTGAAGTTTCGGCCTTGAACCTTGCTTCAAATTGCTTTTGAAGATTATCATATGCTAACTTTTCAAGTTGTTCTTGACGGAAAGCATCATAAGCCTTCTCAATGTTAGAAACGGACAAATCAAGAGTTTCTAATTCATCGTTGTTAAATGCCTTAACAACCGGCAAATCAGACGCTCTTGGCTTACCGTTATCAATAACGATTCTATCTGCTGGTTCACCAATTTCGATACCGCCAGCATCAAGAGTGTTTAGAACGGCTTTGGCTTCATCATCCATGTATTCAGCCTTTTCATCCTCTTCATCTTCTTTATCCATGTGACCGCCATAGCCGCCCTTATCCATGTCATCTTCTTTCATATAATCACCTTTTTCTTCAGTCATCATACTCTCTTCTTCTTCTTTCCTAAGCGTATTAACTTCTTCCATTAAAGAATCTAATTCCGCTAGGGCTTTTTCTAGTTTGCTCATATTATTCGCCTCTTTTTCTTGTTTAAGAATATCAAACTTTGCTTCAGGGTTTATTCCTTTTTCGCAGATTGTAACCTCATGTAGTTCTAGTTTGCTTATTTCATTGTAATCTCCTAACTCTGGATGGTTTTTCTTTACTTTATGTATTGCTTGCCCTCCAATGCTAAATGACCTCAATGAACCTTTTCTAATGCCTCTATTTATTTCTTTGGCTTTTTCTATATCATCTCTTAACTTTATTACTACAAAGAATCCAACATCATCAACTTCAGTTTTCCATATCTTTCCGTTTTTATCTCGATAAGATTTTACTACTTCACCAACTTGAACATTAGAATGGTTTGTCATTACATTTCTAAACTTTGGGTTCTCCATATACTTTTGAACTGCTTCATTAAGAGCCTTGAGTGTAATTAAATCATTTTGTTTATCAACGATTTCTATTGAAGCATATCCACCAATCATTAAATCATCATTTGATTTTAGAATCATTAATTCATCAGCAGTATCTCTTTTTATTAGAAGTGACATTTGCTTCATCTCCCTCTTGTCCATCCGAGTATATAAAGAACACCTAATTTTCAGTAGGTATAGTCAATTTGCTAAACTTATCCTCATAGATATTCCATAGACCAGCATCGCTTTCTTCATCAGCAGGTTCCTGTTTGTAGCCTGTCCATGCCAGCCACATTCTTTTACCCTTTACAGGTATTACTCTAATATGTAGTTTAGTTTGGAATTTGTTTCCTTCTAAGAAGTATTCGTGATAACCATTCTTTTGAAC